GGAAATCAGCATTGATTCAAGCAAATGAAGAATTTGCCGTTTGGGGGCGTGGTACGGGAAAAAGTGAAGGGTTGATTGCGCCGCGCACATTTGTTCTGATGAACGAAATGCCGCGCAGTCTTGGTGGGTTGGTTGCTGCCACCTATCAGCAGCATCTTACACGCACGCTTCCAGCCATTGTTCGCGGGTGGGAAAGTTTAGGGCTAAAGCGTGATCGTGATTGGTTTATTGGCCGCACGGCGCCTAAAAATTGGGGATGGGATCTGCCGTATTTCATGCCCCTGAAAACAGAATATTTCATTCACTTCAGAACAGGCGCTGGAATTGTATTGATTTCCCAAGACCGGCCAGGATCAGGGAACGGCCTTTCACTGGATTGGGTTGCGGGTGATGAGGCGAAATTCTTAAATAAAGACAGACTTGACAATGAAGTGATGCCCGCAATGCGTGGGAATTTTGACAAATTCGGACACCTTTCAGTTCATCAATCAGTTCTTTTTGCTACAGATATGCCAACAATGCCTTCAGGTGAATGGATACTGGAAAAAGAACATGAAATGAATCAGAACAGGATTGATTTGATTGTGTTCATTCAGCAGCAATTGCACACGAAGTTTGAAGCGCTGAAATCTGGAACGCTATCTGAAGAAACATACCGCCGATATGAACAGGAATGTTCATCACTGATGAAAGAATTGAACCTGGTGAGAAAGGGCAACCCGGAAAACGGTGTTGATTCTTCAATATATTACAGCGAGGCTGGAAGTATTGAAAACGTTGAAGTGCTTCAGGCTTCCTGGTTTAAAAAGCAACAAAGAAACCTTTCAAAAGACAGTTTTGATTCATCTATACTGAACCTACGGCGCAAGAAAGTGCGGAATAGCTTCTATCCTTCACTGTCAGAGGCCGTGCACGCTTACACGGAATACAACTATGAGTTCTTACAATCAAAGAACCATGATTTTGAAGAACTGGAAGTTGTTGATTCACGTCAGGATCTTGACTGTGACCCGAAAACACCGCTTGAAATAGCCATGGACTATGGCGGCAGCTTCAATTGTATTGTGACCGGCCAGCGCTGGCCATTTGATTTCAGGTTCATCAATAACTTTCATGTGGATTACCCGAAGAAAATCAAAGATGTTGTGCTATTGTTTAAACAGTACTATCAGCACCATGAATGCAAGGTGGTAACGTTCTATTATGACCACACTTCAATAGGCACGAATGCGCTTTCAGTGGATACCTATGCAACAGAGGTGATGAAGCTGTTGAAGGATGACGCGCCAGATATGTTTGGCGCATGGACTGTGAAACCAATTTACATTGGCCAGCAGCCAGGCTATGAAACGCGCTTCAAACTATGGCAAGCGATCCTTGATGGAACAGATGAAAGGTATCCGCGCTTCAGGTATCACAAAGTTAATTGTGAAGAATGGTCAACAAGTTGTTTCAATGCACCAGCAAAAGAAGGGCGCAATGGAACCGAGAAAATAAAATCATCAGAAAAAACACTGACAACAGATGGTTCCTATGCCACGCCGCAGGTAAAGGCAACACACCTGAGTGATGCAGGTGACAGTTTGCTGTTTGGTCACATCGAATTCCGCCGTTCATACACCGCCGCTGCTCCTGGTGGCGCTATGATGGGCTGAAAACTCAAACACCCGTATCATATAACGTGTAATTCACTAAGAGAATGCGAGTGCACGAACACGGCAAGGCGTGCGGATCAGCGCGTGACAAAGAAATGAGAAGCCGCCGAAAAAATCAAAAAGTTGATTTTCAAGCAGTTAATTCGCGTTTCCGATGATTGAAAACACCGAAAAAACCAATGGTACCAACGGTTTCAGAAATATGTCCTTTCAGAACTTGGTTGCATCATGCATTTTTGATTATGGTTCTGATTGAGGCATTGAAAACAATACGTGATTGTAAAAAGGATTCACGAAATAGATTCAACATTGAATTCATGTCCTATGACAAAAGACGTGAAACAGGTGGCAAATTGATTGTGCTGAAGAATTGCTTCAGAAGTGGTTCAAATCATGATGAAATGGAGAATGGAACAGTGACAATCAGCACCCGTGATTCAACGCATCCAGTCACGGTTCATATTAGACTGATTATGAAAGTAAATTCAGAAATGGTGTACAACTAATGAGTGAAGAAAAAATAATTCAACACGGCGGTGTGATTGGCTTCAGAACGGGCAGCGCAATATTTGATGTGGGAGCACTTGCAAACACTTTCAAACAGGGCCAACCGCTAACAGAAGACACCAACCGTTCAATTGAATATGTTGAATGGGGAAAGGGCAACAACTACGCAACAGCGCTTGTTTCTGATGGCGAACAGGACACTGTGATTCATCCAGGTATTCGGTTTCTTTCAAATCTGCAGTATGGCGGCGGCGTGGTTTACGGCAAAGTAACAACCACACCGGATGATGGTGAAGAATCTTTTGAGCATTACCGCGATCCTGTGATACAGAAATTCATCAAGCGCAATCAATTAGGAAAACAGATTTACACTTCAATGTATGATGTGAATTATTTTGGATGGGCCGTTGTTCTTTGCGCAATGTCGAATGATGGACGTTTGATCACTAAATACAAATCGAACATTTCCCGCGCGAAGAATTGCAGGCTTGGAAGAAAAAATAAATTCGGGCAAATTGAAAAGGTTTTCGTGAATCCTGATTTTGGAACAACGGAATACAAAGCAGAAAATTCAGTTTCATATAGCGTGGTCCCAGAAGATGATTCGCTCGAATGGCTGCAGACAAAAAAGCCGCGCACCTTCGCGTTTGTGATTCAAAACATTGACACCGGGCGCCAATATTACCCAATGCCAGATTGGGAATCAGCACGCAATTCAAAGTGGTTGAACATTTCAAAGCAAATAGCACTTTTCAAAAGCTATATCCTTGAAAATCAAATGACCATAAAGTACCATATTACGGTTCACCCTTTGTACTGGCCATCAAGATTCGGCCCCGCATGGGAAAAGATGTCACCTGTGGAAATGAAATCTGCAATGGAAGCCGAATTGACAAGTTTCAATGACTTTTTCAAAGGCGCAAAAGGCGCGGGAAACACGCTGATGACTTCATTAGGGGCACGTGATCACCTGCCGCAGGAAACCTGGGATCACATCACCATTAATGAAATCGGATCGAAATTCAATAAAGACGGTGTGTACATCGAAGATTCAAAAGAGGCATCACAACACAAGATGGCCGCGCTTGGTTTACACAGTGAATTGATGGGTTCTGTGCCAGGATCAACAATGGGTGCTGGTTCAGGTTCCGGAAACCGCGTTGCGTTCAATCAGCGCGTTGGAATGGCGAAACCAATTCAAGATTTCATTCTTTGGCCACTGTCTGTGATTTCAGAATTCAACGCATGGGATGAAACAATTGAATGGAGAATGCGCACATCATTAATCACAACACTTGACACTGGCGCGGAAGCGACAAAACCAAACGCAACAGTCTGATGAAACTACTTTTGAAAAATGAAGATGATCTGAATGCGAACTTGCCTTTCAACACGGGGGCTGATTGGCTATTCTTGAAATCTTACATGCAAGAAGCGCAAGATGAATTTTTGAATCCGGTCATCAGCGAAGCGGAATTTGAATTGCTGGAAGAATCAATTGCCAGCGCTGAAATCGGAAACGTGGAGTTCAAAGAACTTGAAAAAAGGGCAAAAAAGGCGCTTTCTTTACTTGGCTACCTGAAGGCATTGCCACACATGAACATCAACATTCGCCAGGGTGGATTCACGGTTAATGCTGATGACAGAACGCAGCCCGCATCACAATCAAGGGTGAATGAATTGCGTGATCAACTTGGCAGATCAGCACAATTGCACCTTGATAATGTGATCAGCTATCTGGATGAAAAATCAGATGTGTTCACGCAGTACAGAGACAGCGGAATTCCACAGCGAAGATTCGCCAATTTCATCAACCAGGCGCCAGAATGGAACAAATCAGTTCAACACAAGCTTGGTGAATGGCTAATTGATCAGATACGGCCAACATTAGACACTGTAGAAGAAATGTTGATTCGTCCAATCATTTCTGATGCCTTTTTTGATGACCTACGCAACAAAATAAAGAACCGTGAAGATGTAAGCGCTTACAGCAAAGCAATTGGAATGATTCAACGGATTGTGGCAAATCAATCGCTTTCTGACCTACTAGTGTTAAACTCAGTTGATTTAACGCCTTCACAGGGTGTTTTCTTGGTGTGGCGTGAACAAAACACAACATCAAGAAGCCGCGCAACTGCTTTTTCAGAAAAGGAACAAATGTCAAAGATGCTTTTGGATGTCTCATCACAATGGCAAACGAAGCTGAAACAGGAACTTGATTCAAATCCTTCTTTGTACACGCTTTATGCAGCGTCAGATCTTTACAATTCAACAGGAGTGATTCAGCCGGAAGCATCAAGCGAAGGGGGAATTTATCCAGGATTCGGGCTGCATGTTTAAATGGCTGGAAAACCATCCTGTTTTTGGGTTTGTGATGGCCGCGTGGACCTTTATCGAAAGCCAATCAATTGAAAGTTTGATTGATTCAACAACGCCCGTTTTTCGTTGGGCGTCACTTGTACTGGCTTGCGGCATTGCGCTGCTGACATTTATTTTAAAATTGATTCAAGTGGTGAAAATTCTAAAAAAGAAAAGAAGTGAAAAGAATCTGGTATAAACATTCGGAATTGATAAAGGCATCAAGGAAGTACACGGTTTGCATTTTGCTAATTCTGCTGAACACAATTGTGTTTTTCAAGGGTTTCCCTGCAATGGTTTCATTTTCTGATTTTCTGAATTCGGCGCAGTGGTTTGCGTATTCGAACAGCGTGATTTTGGCGGCGTATTATGCCGCAAATCAAGTTGAAAAGAAGTTCTGGCAGAAAGATGGACCAAGTTCAGAAGAAGCAGCGGCGCAAAGTGCAGAATCAACAATTGAAAATCAACCAGGAACAGATTTTGAAGATGAATCAGATCCAGAGCAAATTGATGTATGAAAGACTACGGAAGAAAAATCAACAAGATTGTGATTCACTGCACTGCATCAAGATTGAATGCTTCAGTGAAACAGATCCTTGACTATTTTAAAAACAGCAAAGGATGGCGTTCGCCAGGATATCACATCATAATTGATGCTGAAGGCTTCATTCACATGGTTCATCCATTTGGCAAGGTTTCAAACGGCGTGAAAGGCAAAAACGCGAACCTTCTGAACATTGCATTGATTGGCGGGCGAAAAGGCGTGTTTGATTTCACAAACAATCAAATGATGTCGCTGCAAGTGTGCTTGAATCAAATCAGAAGTGAAGACCAACTTGGCGCACTTCCGGTGGTTGGCCATCGTGATTTGTCACCAGACAAAAACGGTGACGGAATAATTCAAAGAAATGAATGGTTGAAGCTTTGCCCCAGTTTCGACGTTAAAAAATGGACCAATGAAGTTGGTATTGTATAGTGTTATTGTAGTTCTCTTTTCATCCTGTTCAGCAAACTGGCATTTGAAAAAAGCAATTGCAAAAAAGCCTTCCATTCTAAAGGAAGGAATGGTGATCAATGAAATCCGCGACACAGTTTTTTTGACAACAGAAAATGTGCTTCATGACACTGTTGTGAAATTCACAACAGATACCATCAGAATTGAAAAAGGCCGGGGCCGCGCAATAGTGGTTGTTGACACCTTACTGAAAGAAATCTTTGTTGAAATCGAATGCCAGGCTGATACCGTTTGGAAAGAAGTGATTCTTGAACAAACAGTTCTGCGGCCTGAAGTTGTTGACCGCAAAACCAACTGGCGAAATTGGGCGTTGATTGCAATGGCTGTTTTTATCATCATCCAATTCATACCACGCCAAAACAGATCATGAATAACATCACATTAACACACGGCGAAAAGAAATTTGAAATCAATGTTCCTTCCAAATGGGATGAATGTGACCGCAAAATGTATTTTTCTGTTTGCGAATTGTTACGCGGGAACAACCTAGAACAGTTGAAATTGCGCAGGTTTTTGAATGTCACATGCAAGATTCCGAAACGCACCATTCGAAGCATCACAGACATTGAAATTCAAGCGCTAATGTCCACTTTTGGTTGGGCGCTAGAACCGCCATCACACATGCAAACGGCGGCTGGCTGGTGGTTTATCTTCAGAGGCCCGAAAACAGCACTGTACAACGTCACGGCGCTGCAATACGGCATGACTGATGAAGCATTCATAAAATACTGTGAAGCGGTTAAAAAGGGCGAAAAAAAGGAATCACAGGAGAAATTCAACAAAATGTGCGCTTGCCTGATCACACCTTTCGGATTGCCATTCAACGGGCGGATTGCAGACGTTCAAATGAAGTTCATGCGCTTCCTTCCGCAGCGCTTCAAACAAGTGGTGTTTTATGAATTTTGGGGCATCCGGAATGCCTACGTGAAGAAATTCCCTAAAACGCACACCAAAAGGAAAAGCAAAGGTTCAGATTTCGGTTGGATTGGCCTTTTTGTTTCGATGGCTGGCGCCGAATTTGGCAAGGCAAGCGAGGTGAAAAAGGAACGTTTCTATGAAATAATGGTCAAATGCGAACAGAATTTTGAGCGCATGAAAGAAGCCGAAATGCAACAGCGGAAAAAGGCGTGAAGCCTTACGGGTTACAGTTTTCAGTCTTTCGGATACTAAAGCATTGAATGTGTGCGTTCTTTACTGATTGAAGAAAGATTTGGAAAAATCAATTATTCAATGTTACATTTGCAGTGCACACATTTATGGAATCAAAACAATGACACCTTCAAATCCAATTACACACGAATTTTAGCACCCCCGGAGTTTCACAGGTAGAAATACGCTGCGGACTATTCAAACAGGATCATTGTGATTCACGTGAATGTGTGCACCCTTCGGGGGTGCGATATTCAATGAATTATGTCAAACCAAGACAATTTGTCTGTCAGCCACAAAGAAAAAATTGTTGGTCTTTTTCATTCAATTCCAATGCCGCGATTGCTCCAAATTGCGGAATTACTGAAATCATCTAAAAATTGGCAATGTCCAATCGTTGCGCTGGAACTTTCGCAATCTGTTGATTGGCCAGTTGTGCAAGGATTAATTTCGAAAGCACTGATTTCAAACCTTCGAATTTCTGATCAAACCAGTGTTGATGATGATCACGTTCAACAGCTGGAAAGGTTGTCAGAGTTCGCACAGTACATGTCACAAGCTGAAGCAAACAAACAAGTTGCGCACCTTTCAGAACTTAGATGATGCTCAAAGGTCCTTTTCGCAATCCATTCATTGTTTCATCTTCACTCAAAGCAACAGACATGCATCAAGACAAGTTTCACAACGCCTTTCGCGTCTCATGTGCTGAAATAACATTGCGCCATCATAGTTTTTGCAATGGAAAATATTCATTCGGGAAAAACATCAACCCTGTTCAAAACATCATGTTGCGCACTCTACGCCTGAAATTAACGGGTTTCAAAGGTGATGGAACAACAAAAATCATCATTGGCCACAGGCATTCGAAATCAGCAGACTTTCAATTCTTGATGGATCTATGCCAACAAGAACTGAAAATGCAATTTGTTTTCAAGAAAATCAAGGTTGTCAGAGGCGGATCAAACATCATCAAAGCGGTGTTAGGAAGGTTTAAAACTGAATATGAATTGCATGTATATCCACACCGTAGATATGCGCAATCCTATTAAGCACAACGGTTAGGGTATGGTGTCGGTTGCTTTTCGCAACTGCACTATAACCAGTGTTATGGGCTTTTATTTAGATACAAAATTATGAAGATATTAAATTTATATAGTGGCATTGGCGGCAACCGTAAATTATGGAATGGCCAAGAACACGAGATTACGGCCATTGAGTTTGATGAGCGTATAGCAAACATTTATAAGGATTTGTACCCTAATGATAAAATGATTATTGGGGATGCTCACGAATACTTACTTAACCACTATGGGGAATATGATTTTATATGGGCTTCTCCACCTTGCCCAACGCATTCCGTAACAAACCATTTTTTAAATGCTCAAGGTGTAAGAAGATACCCTGATATGAATCTTTACGGTGAGATTATATTACTGCAAACATTCTTTAAAGGTAAATATGTTATTGAAAACGTAAAGCCATATTATAAGCCATTAATTGAAGCACAAGAAAGCGGAAGGCATTTATTTTGGGCAAACTTTAACATCCCAAAAATGGAGGGTGTTAAAATTGGAAGGATGGACAAATTAAAGGATGGGAGTCGAGGTGATAAAAAAGAGAATTTAAAAGAATTAGGGTTTAATTTAGATAAATACAATTACCCTAATAAAGATAAACTTTTAAGAAATTGCGTACCTCCAAAAATAGGATTAGCAATATTAGAAAGTGCCTTAAATATATACGAACAAAACAATGTATTACAAACGGGCCTTTTTGGTAATTGCCCATAACAAGCGGATATGTGTAACCTGGTATTAATATTTCTACTTTTAATTCACGCCTTAACAACTGAAATCATGAGTACCAAAGAAAATCACGAATACGATATTAAGTGTAGAAAGTGTGGCGAGATTACAAAAATGAGTTTTGGAGCGAAGGAAAAAGTAACATATGCAGATTTTTCAAAATGGGCTTCTGATCACAGCACATTTCCTTTTAGAAAGGAATGTATATGTGATGAAAGCATGAAAATGTTTCATGACTTGGTATCTATAAACTAAGCATTTAAAAACTGACTAAAACTATACTATGAATCAAGCAATGAAAATCACACTTTCCAAAATCATTGAACTTTACAAAATACCAGGTGGTGAATCAGGTGGCAAGGCGCATGTTGTTTTTGATGATGGAAACCTTGATGATGAAAACATCATATTTTGCAAAAACCAATGTTTAAATTGGATACCAGTTGACAAACTGAGTGTTTTCACAGCTGAAACACTCACATGTTTTGGTCTGCTCACTGAAAAGGAAAGGGCAACTGTTTTCAATGCTTTCTGGAATGAAACAGAACCGCCAACCGAGGAACAAATCAGCAGATTTTCACAAATGAAACGTGACCACAAACATCATGGTGTTTTTGTGGTTCTCAAAGAATGTGAAGGTGAACCGAACATTCCGCACAATGAAATTTGGATTTTGAAAAAAGATCCAATTCCGCCATTCGTAACGCGAAAAACACTGGTGGCATCATCAATGATTCCAGGGAATCAGCGCAGATACTTAAAAACAAAGCAATCAAGGTGAGGTGATTGCTTGTCCGGCGCTTACCCTAAAACACCCGCCGTTCTGCATGTGGCGGGTGTTTTATTAAAAAAAACCATGGAACACCCTTGCCATATGTAAATTTATGTTTACATTTGTCTCATGGAAATCAAAATAAACATCGAAGAAATCAGCATTGGTTCTGAATTAATCACTTGGAACAATGAAAAAGTTGTGGTTTTAGAAATCAGAACTGATTGTCAATTAAAGCCATTAGTGGTATGTAATAAGGGTAAAAAGGAATACTATCATTTCAATCAAATTGAAAAAATCATTAATGGATTGGCATAGTAGATATAAAAAAATGAAGTCAGTTTTGAAATTAACAAACGCGGACATCGCCGAAATAATTGGCAACACTTCTGATTCTGTAAAAAGCACCACGCAGCCAAAAAAGGATTTGCCAAGGTGGTTGAAATTGGCAATTGTTGTTTTCGAACGAATGAGTGCTAAATGATACGCGCGGAATGTCCTTTCATCAATTCAACATCATTGCGATCATTGAAGCATGAAAAACACAATCTTGTTCATTGGCGCTGTTGCAATTGCGCCGCTATTATCCACCGCGCAATGCGAAGCGGTTGTTGTTGATATTTTACCACATGCAGAATGCTGGACCGTTGAAGCTGGTCAGACAGGTTTCATTGAAAACCCTTTCGGCATGTTGGATGATGAAAGGGGATGTTGGAATTGCATGATTGAACCACATTGGTTTGTTTTCAACCCTATCACAGATAATATTCTACAGATGGAAGTAATTTCAGAGGCGTTCAACTGGCTTGGTGATTATTCTGTTGAGCAGTCGATATATTACGGCGTTTTTGATGCGTGCCCGCTAGATAGCGGAAAGGTGATTTCGTACCCTTGCAACTGCATGAATCCTGCCGGTGAATGCTGGGATGATTTCGGCGGTGAATCAGATTTCATTGAATCATCCTGTTTTTTCGCTTCGCCCTATACATGGCCGCTGGAATGGCAATGCCAATTGTCTGAACCTGATTGGAATTATCCTGTCTCAGATTACACCATTGAATTCAATCTAAAGGCTGGCCATCAGTACTGGTTTGCTTTGTGGCCTTCCGCAAGTTGCGTTTCACAGAATCACACGTATGGTGAAATTTGCGTTGAATTTGGGGGCGCGGTGATGCTTTCAATGGCGCCTTTTGAAATGGATCAAGCGCCAGCAGAAGAAAACAAACCGGTGCTTTATCCATACGCTGAAAAAGTGTTCAATGGGAAAGGAATTGAACTACGTGTTCACCAAAGCAATTTGGATTTTGTCACCTATGACATCATGAACAGACTGATCAGATGAATTTTTTCACTTACATTTTCACCAGGCACGCACGGACGCATTCCGTTTCAACTCTTTTTTTGACTGCGGTGATGTCTGCAATCATAATTCATTTATCTATTAATAATCACCCTGCGTGGACCATCACAATTTGGTTCTTTGGCGGGGCCGTAATCACTGCAACATGGATTTCACTTTATTCGCAATTTCTGCGCTTCCGTGGCTGATCATCTGGATTCACTTTTTTGAAGCTGCTGTTCACTACGCAATAATAAATGGCCAATCACCAGACAAACCGCACTGGAACAGGAACTGGCATCACCTTTTCTTTAGATTTTGGATTCTCGTTTATTTTCTTCTTTTCACAATTGGTGTTGAATGGCATGTTCTTCTGATGGGCATGGTTGCAAGACAATTTATCTTCAGTTCGCGGTTGAATTATTTGCGCGGGAAACCTTTTGCCTATGTGAGTGTGAACGGTACTGATAAATATTTTGGAATGCTTCCTGATAAATTCAGGAAGGTTCTTTTCTTCCTGGGCGTTGCTGCTCCACTTGTTTTTTCAATCATTTGGTGTGCAATTGTCCTTTTTTGATTCGCTGAAACCGTTGATTTTCGTTTCATGAATTTAGATTTTCTGACTTATTCCGGATACATGGAAGGGCTTGCCGCTTCTAATGTTGACATCAAACATGATTCGAAAAGCAAGAAAGGTTTCTTTGGTTTGAACGCCGTTGAACTTTCTGCCGATGTGATGAAGCTTTTCAAAACCAAAAACATCATGGTTTTGTCTAATCTTTCAGCTTCAGCAACAATGAATGGACAATGGCGGCCACTGAAATACAAAGCAGGGTTCATGATTCTTCAGCCTTTTACAAGTCACCATGATTTCAAAGCTGAAGAAGAAGTGATGAATGAAACGCTTCTGGTTGGGCTGCAGGTTATTTCGAAAATAATTAAAGACATCGAAAGCGATGATTGTCCATCCATTTTTGGCAAACTCAAAAATGAAACTGTACAAATGGGAATGGTTGCACCTACACAATCATTTATTGGTTGGGAATTCTCTTTTCCAATTGTTTCTTCCGGTACAATCACTTTCAATTCTGAAAAATGGCAATAACAATAAACCAAGAACCAAATCAATTCAGTCTTTCGCAAGATCCGTTGATTTATTCCGTTGAAACAGATGGATTCATTCAGACCGCCGGCGTAAAAGCAAAGCGCACTTTGGTTTTTGGGGATGAACCAAACCTGGGTGATCATTTACGAATCAATTCAAACGTGATTGGCGCTGATCCTTACCTGCAATTAACTTTTGTTTCTGCTGTCACTGTTTCAAACACTGGTGAAGCGCTAAGAATACGGCCAACGGATGCCACAACAGCAGATTGGATTGATGAACATCTGATTCCGAATTTTCGCGCAAACAGCCTTCTTGATTTGCACTACACAATCAACAGAATAGGTGATGAACTTGTGATTGAAGCGCGTCAAAGCGGTGTTGAATCATCTTTCACTATTTTTTCAGGCGTGAATTGGGATATTGATGACAGTGTGAATTCAATTGGTGTTGATGCTGTTGTTGTTGAGGGTTTCAAAATACGCGCGAAACTATTCCTGGAAACAGAATTTGGCCGTGGTGTTTTTATTGAATCTTCCAATTTTTTCTTCACTCCTAACATTGACCAATCTTTAACTGTTGATTTAGGCGGAAAGGCAGATGAACTGTTTGGTGATCTGGGCGTTCCATCTGATTTCGGGTTTGAAGGCGCCGAAATTGACACTAAATCAATGCGGCGGTTTTATGTGATTTTCGCTGATTATTTCGGTGCGGAACCTTTTATTCATCCAGGAACAGCCAGTGATCAAATCAGCCTGTTGAAAGGTTCTACCCGTAAAAAACACGGCAACATTTCCACTGTTGATTTTCAAAGCTTGGTTGACAGTAGGCAGTTTTTAACTAATCAAACAGGGCTGGTTGAAATTCCTTCTTCAATTCACTTTGGTGTTTTCCACTTCATGCAAACTTGGAACACTGATTTGCTAAGTGAAAACATAATTGTTAAAGCGAAAGTGTACTACACTGATGGCACAGATTCAACAACGGGGATTCAAAGTATTGAAAACTCTATTCAAGGAGCGCTTTACCGATGCCAATACGGTTTTTCTAAAAATGGATTGAACACCCTTGAACCGCTGAAAACTCCCTATAAATATGAAATTTGGGTTGAAAGTTCTGCCATCCAATACAGTGTTGTGAAAAAGAAAACCATTCACATCATAACGCCATCAACATTTCTGTATTTAGTGGCTTTCAGGAATAGTTTCGGCCTTTTTGAAACAATGGTGCTTTCAGGGAACAGATCAGAAAAAATTGCAGTTTCAAGGGCTGTTTTACGGGTTGGGCTGGCGGCATCTGGTGAACTTCAGGATTCTGACAAGTTAGCGTTCAATGTCTTCACTGATGGCGCCGTTGAACTTTCAACAGGCCCAATTCAGCATGATCAAATGAATGGTGTTTTGGATTTAATAATGTCAAAGCTTCATTGGCTGTTTAATGAAACAAATGCAAGCAATCCAATCGGTGTTGTTTTGGCCCCTGGTGAATACCAAATGGCAAAGCGCGGAAGGGATGGTGAACATTTTCAAAGCTATTCTTTATCCTTTCTAGAAAACAGAAGAAAATGACAGGTTTCACTTTGTATGTGGTTGATGGTGATGATTTAATTCGTCTTTTTTTGCCTGAAGGGTTTAGCACTGATTTTGAATGGTTCAATCCAGCGCTTTCAAATTCGGAAATACCATCTGAAATCAGCCTTGATGTAAAAATACCAATTGAAGGGAATGAATTAGCGCTGAAGCAGTCACACCACGTTGAAACAACGCGTGGTGATTCTCTTTTTCAAATTCGCGGGTTTGTGGATGATCAGCCCCGGATCAATGGACAATTGTTCATTGAAGAATCAGCATATAAAACGGATTCAGATTTTTTTGACTGCTCAATAATTGCAAGCGATTTCAACAGTTTGATTCAAGGGAAAACATTGCGCGAAGTTTGTGATAAAACTGTTTTGATTGGTGATGGCGCTGGCGGTGTTTATGATCAAATCAAATTCATGAATGAAGGGGATTCTAATCAATACGCGTGCGCTTTTCCTGTGATGCTTAACACAAAACACTATGGCGGCGAAAACACTGCTTTCAACGGCATCATCAACCCTTGGTTGCAAAGTGCACAGCTGCAGATTCAAACGGGCGTGCTGGAAACGGGCAATTCATACTATTCAAACGAATACACATACGTTCCAACGCTTTATTTGAAATACGTACTGGAAAGGATTTCTGAATTCACTGGTTGGTCAATTGGTGGCGCAGCGCTGTTGACAGCAGAAATGAAAAAAGTCATTCTGTTTTCCAATTATGGGATTGAAAAAAACCGGAATGGATATTTGGGAATTCTGCGCAAAACTAGTGATCAAGACATTACCAATGGATATGTTTTTTTTGATGAAATCATTGAAGATGAAGATGGAACAATTGTAACAGGCCCGCAGCCTTATGAAATCGGTGAACGTGGCATACATCAATTCCACATTGAATTGGTGATTGGAAATATTGCGGCGGGCGCCGCCACTTTGCACGTCAAAACGGGTGGTATTTCTGGTGAAGGTTTTGAAGTTGCTATTCCTTCCGGAAATCAGGTGATTGTCATTGATCAGGAACACACGTTTGCAACATCTGACATTGGTGATTCACTAGGTTGTTTGATTGATTCGGGTGGTCAGAATATTGAAATTTTAACAAATACACTTTTCAAAGGAATCAACGTCACGGAAAGCAGCGCTTTTTCGATACCTAAGAATTTCAACGCGAAAAACTGCGTTCCGAAAATGGGCGTTGGTGAATTCCTGGTTGCGGTGCGAAATTGGTTGAATTTGAAGATCACAATGGACCCAATCACCAAATCATTGAACTTTGAATTCATAAAACAAATTCTGACAAATGATCCTTTTATTCTAACGGGTGAAATTTCAGAAAGTCAGCCAATTGAATTTGTACGCAAAAAGCAATTCACTGTTTCATTATCGAATCAAACTTTTGAATGGAATCAAGATGATTTCATTGGTGAGTTTAACACACTTGATGATTTGCCGGACGCACTCAGCAAACAAGTGGCCATGGTTCGAAATTTGGCATCTTATTACATTTTTGATATCAACGAAACTGAAGATGCGCTTCGTTGGCGCTTTTTTGCGCTTGCAAACACTGAATTCAGCTTTGGTGAAGGTGAACAGGTGACAATTTCAATTCCAGGTGAACTGGTTAGAATGGAAGTTCTTGATGAATTAGCCGCACTGCAAGTTGTGCCCGTTTTTGATGAAGCTGGCAGCGGTGACACCTACGATCTAGGCATAAAAGATGGAAAACTGCGGTTGGGCTTCTACCACGGACTGAAAGCCGGTTCCGTTGGGAATTATCCTTTTGCGTCCACCAGCAACATTGACATGAATGGAAACACGGTTTCTGAATGGTCATTTTTGATGGAAGATGTTGATGGAATTGGTAGTGTGCTTTATGGAAATTGGAAAACAATAATGCAATCCATTCAGACACTTTCAAAAACGTTTGTTGGGAAATTGGATATGGAAGAGGCAGGGAATAGAATCATCCTATTGAACAATCAAGAATACATGCTTGAATCTGCGGTGCGCACAGTTAGTGATCAAGAATCACCAATTGAATTGAAGCTGCGCAAAAAACCAGTTTCATGATTGATTTAGCAACAAAGCTTGAAATTGGGCTGAAACCTGAAGTGAATGATCTGCGTGATGATTTTCGTGCTAGTGCGCGATCAATCTATAAAAAAAGATCAGGGAAATTGGCGCGTGGATTTTCGCCATCAATAAAGGTTGATGCTGATGGCTGGGGTTTGATTCGGTTTAAATCAATGCGCCAATCCTATATTTTGAACCGTGGCCATGAACGCAAAAAGTATTTAGGGGATTCCAGGCGCCCGAATGGATATATGAGAACATTACCTGGTTCCGGGTTCCTAGATTTAGCACACGAAAGGCATATTGGTAAAATAGCAGACAAAGCCAATGAAATTTGTGCTGATGTGTCAGTTCGCAACGTGCTGAAATAGTCCTTTTTTCGGTGCTGATTTGAAAGCATTTTTGTTTCAAAGCATTTTTCATGTCAGAAGAGAAAAGGAACGTCACCATTGTCATCAATGGAAAAGAAGTCACCAACACAATTGCATCAATAAACAGATCTTACCGTTCGCAGCGTAAAGAGTTGAACGGCCTTCAAATTGGAACTGATAAATATAAAAGAAAGGTTGCTGAATTAGCCAGGACAAAAGGCATTCTTGATCAGCACCGCGCACAAATACGAGGTGTGAAAAATGAATATAGGGGCGCAACAAAGGGCGCGGGCGGTTTTGGCTCTATGCTGGGCGGCGGGTTGAAATCTTCACTTGGTGCGCTTGTTAGTCCTGTTGGGTTAGCGGCGGCGGGCATTGGTGCGCTGATTGGCGGGTTTGTTTCTGGCGTTCAAAAGGCGCGTGAATTCAACGTTGCACTGGATGAATTGCAGGCTATCACAGGCGCCAACGGTGATGAAATAACCAAGTACAAAGCAAAAGCGCTTGAAACCAGTGCAGCGGTTGGAATGTCGGCGGTGGCCATTGTTGACGCCTACAAACTTGTCGGTTCTGCGCGGCCCCAGTTGCTTCAAAACAGCGCTGCTTTGACTGATTTCACACAGAAAGCAATTGTTCTTTCACAGGCCACAAAAGATGAATTAGGGCCAACGGTTGCTTCTTTGACAAACATAATGGCCGCAAATAGCGCTGAAACCGCGCAAGCTGAAAGGTATATCAACGCACTGGCGGCGGGATCGCAGAAAGGAGCAAAACCCGTTGGCTTTCTTTCTGATGCGCTTGAAAAAGTTGGGCCAGCTGCGAAATCAGCAAACATTGAAATTGAACAACAGATTGCAATCATGGAAACGCTTGGTGAAAAGGGAATTCCGCAAGCGTCAACGGCTGGAACAAATTTCAGAAACATTCTTTTGGAACTTCAAAAAGACGTTGGGAACTATACTGATGGCCAATTCGATATGAACAAGGCCCTGGCCAACATGGAACCAATCATGAATGATTCTGTTGCATTGACGGATAAATTCGGGAAAGAAAATGTTGTTGCGGCGCAGATTTTAGCACAAAACGTTGGCAGGATTGACGAATTAACAGAGGCAGTGACAGGAACCAACACAGCCTATGAACAGCAGGCAACAAATACAGACAATCTTGATTCAGCAATGGGCCGACTTTCAGCCAAATGGGATGCGATTATTCTTAAATTCTCAGATGGTGAAGGGATCATTGTTTTCCTGGTTGATCATGTTGGTGATTATTTAACTGTTTTCGGTGAATTCTTGTCAGAAATGGGTTCACTATTTGGTGATTTGTATGATTCGATTTCTGAACTAGTCACTGAACTATTCAGTTTTGTTGATGTGAATACAGATGGAATTGAAATGATAGATATTATGCGGCTCAGTTTTCGGGCTATGACTACGCCAATCAAATTGGTTATCGCGGCGTTAACGTCGTTCATTGATACAATCATCTTTCTTCGTCAGGTAACAAGGCAAAATCTGGTTGAAATAGTGAATAATTTTGGTGTTTGGTACAATGGTATTGCTAGTCTAATAAATAAAATGCCCGGCGTTAAAATAAAAGGCGCGTTCATACCGCTTCCCGTTGTGAAAGCGGACGTTGATAAATACAAAGAAAAAATTGCTGCTAATTTCGACGGGATTTTTACTGTGAAACCTGTTGTTGATGATAGTTCTTCAGTTGATGTTGTTGATGATAAAGATGATAAAGATGAAGAAAATGGTGATCCTACTGGCGGCGGTGAACGCGTTATGATGAAGACCATTGAAAGAATTGAAGGTGAAGATAATTTTGCAGAAGGTGATCTTTTGCAAACTGAAGCGCTAATAAATGCGGCGCGTTTGGATATGAACCAAGAATTCCTTGATAATGTAGCAGCACAAAATAAAGAGGCACGCGATAAGCAACAGGCGCTGGATCTTGACAAAGAAAGGCAGCTGCAGGATTTTAAAAATGAAATGTGGCAATTGGCCGCAAATACTGCTGGCACAATTATAGCTGGACAAATTGCGCAGAATGAACAGCGAGAAATTCAAAGCCTTCAAATAAAGAAAGATCAAGGATTGATTTCTGAAGCTGAATTTGAAAAGCAGCGTGAAGCCATTGCAAAGAAAGCATTCAAGAAAAAACAAGCGCTCGACACAGCACAGGCCATTGTAAATGGCGCATTGGCGGTGACAAAAGTGACAGCGCAAACGGGGGTGCTTTCTCCTTTCGCTATTCCGGCAATCATTGCACAAACGGCGGCGCAAATCGCGGTGATCAATTCGCAGAAGTACGAAAGCGGCGGAACTTACAACCCGCTTTCAGGCAGAAGCCACGCGAACGGGGGAAATCCTATTTTGGACCCGAACACGGGCGCGAAGATTGGGGAAATAGAACAGGGCGAATTCATTATCCGAAAAAACAGAGTGAATGCGCAAACACTGCCATTGCTGCGGGCCATAAATAGTGGCGGCATTCAGGAATTTGATTTTCAAGGTCACAACAAATTCATGAAGTGGGAAAAGGGCGGAATGTTTGAAGAATCAGAAAACCAAGGCGGGCCAACTGAATCGGAAGCATTAACACTAGCACTTCAGGAAATCGGCGGTTTAAGACGCGATTTCAACAAATGGAACCGTGAATTCACCGTTGTGATGAAATACAGCCAAATTGAAGATGCAGACCATCGGCAAAACACTGTGAAGAAAATCGCAAACATTAGGGCCTAAAAGGATTTTCCATGCTTTAGAATTTGATCAATCACATTTTCATCAACGTGGATTGCATAAACGGAAAGCATCTGAAGACCTGAAAGGCGGGCTTGTCTGACTACATCCTGCGGCGGCACTCCACTATTTAATAGGTCCACAATGCCAGAATCTTTCAATGAATAGAATTTAAACTGCGGCGGCAATGAAAGTGCTTCGCGCATATCTGACCAACGTTCACGAAACCGCTGCGGATCACATTGTTTTGTGCTTGGGTTGAAGATTTTACCAGGACCGAACAGGTAGCTGTTTTGCGGGCACTTTTTTTCGCTGATATAATTTTTTAATTCTTCAGCAAATGTGTTTGGCATGGTCACAAATCGGTCACTGTGGTTTTTCGCGAAGGTGGAAGAAATGAAGATTGTTGAATTTTCAAAGTCAAAGTTGCGCACCTTCAAATGTGTGATTTCATTCGGGCGTATGAAGCACGAAAAGAGCAGTTTGCAAACCATCAAAAATGAAGGATCTGTTCGTGAAAGATGTTTTTCAATTGTTATCCTGGTATGTTCAGGAATTATCATGCGGTTTTTTGGTGGCTGTTTTCGCCTTGAAATGTGTGTGAAAGGGTTCTTTTCGGTGTAGCCTTTTTCCATCAGCCAATTCCAGAAGGCGCGGAAAACACCAATTGCGCTGTTGTAGGATCGCGCCGCAAAGGATTTGTTCTGTGATATGTGGTCCATTAATCGAACGGCATCCATTCGCGAAAAGCTTGAAACCCACATTCCGCCATCCTTGATTGATTCCAGGTAACCGCCTATTTTAACAATATAATGTTTGTATATGCGAATGCTTGCGGGCCTTAAATCCTTTTCTTTTTCGCGCATCATTGATTCGAATGCTTCTTTGATTGTTACATACTTGCGCACTTCGTCCATATGAATGAAGGGATTCCATCCAGAAATTAATTTTTTGTTGATGTCATTGATGATGTTCTGGGCGTTAATTTTTCTGTATCTGGCAGACATTTTCCTGCCATTCAGTCGGATTTTGACGCGTTGCAATTTTCCTTTCGCCGGATTTAGTACATAGTAAAACACGTGTTTATCCTTGCCATTGCTGAACACGGCAAGGCGGTAATTAATGTGAATCATTTCGAAGAAGTAAGAGGTGAAAAAATTGGTTTTGTCTCGTTACTGTCTCGCTTCGAACAACTGTGCACGCTGTTTCGTAGCAATGATAAGTGTTTCAGACGGAATAAAATGTTAATGAGACGTTGTCCAACTCATTAACAGACAAAACCAATACGTTGTTTTTTAGAGTGTTAGCAAGCGAATTACGGTAAAGAATAGCGCGTTTTGTCTCGTTACTGTCTCATGTTCCAAAACCGTGAAACACCCGCCGCACTATACAAGGGCGGCACTAACTAGCCGTTGACGAAAGAATTTTTTCAAGCATTCCTTCAATTCCTGTCAACCTTTGGTTCACATCTTCTAAATTCGAAACCGTTGATTTTTCGCCCGGCGTCACCTTGATCTGCTGAAGCTTTTCCACTTCAAGGATGGCTTCGATCGTCACCCCTAAATGATCAGCAATTTTCAGCAGCTTTTTCAAATGAACGTCTTCCGCCTTGAAAATCTTGTACACACTGTTTCGCGACATGCCGAAATGATCTGCAAGTGTTATAACACTAACGTTTGGATGTTTTGCCAGTGATTTTTTCACGCACTGACCAACGTGGATTTTTTGAATCTCCATGGTTTTCAATATATGATTGTTAATAAGTCTGCGCACTTTTGGTTTGCATTTGTAACCCTTTAGGATACATTTATGTTCTCAATGTGAGCACAACTGATAACTATGACAAAGAAACGCAAAAATGAGAGGCCGCCGAACATCAAATCGGTCATCTATCGAATATACATGGCCCTGGATATGGATTCACGGAAAGAATTCAGGGATGAATTGGAAATTGCTGAAAGCACCATGCGGCGAACAGTTGCAGAAACAGACCATCTAAAAAGGCCATTTCTAAAAGCTGCGGCGCAGTTCTTCGCGCTCAAATTCGGGCTTCACTACACAGAAGAAAATTTGAAGAAAATCGTAAACGCAAAACAGTTTCATGAAATCATCAAATCAACTCCTTCCGCTAGTATTCAAAACTGAAAGCGGGTACAAAGTAGAATATTTCACAGCCAATACACTGAAGAAACTGCGCATCAAATCAAAGGTGAAAATCAGCAATTGGAAAATGAATTTGCAAAGCTTCGAACAAACCGGTGATTGCGAAGATGCATTCGCATCAAGAATGGATTGCTATCGAAACATTGACACATACACACAAACTTTTAACGCCGTTGATCTGGCTCTAAAACATCAATACAACTAGTGAAATCATGGAAGGCTATTCAATCACACCAACAATAGAGCAAACAGATTCGGGCTATGAAGCACGCATTGCAATTGTGTACAGAGGCGAAAAAATCAACATTGTGATTCCAGCAGTTGACCGCGATCAGGCGAAAATCAGCCTTGTTTCAGGCTGTCATCATTATTTGTGTCAGGTGATGGAAGACTTCATGACCGTTGTGGCCTATTCAAGAGGCGGCAGCGTTCAAACATTCGGTGGTGATGAATTATGGTGCTATATGGTTGAGGCTTATGGCACCCCTTACACATACTATGAATTGCCCCAAAGAATCAAAGATTGTTTTGGTCAATTACTGGAAAAAATACCTTCCGAAAATGACCACTACGGGCGCCCTAAATCCGCCTATACAACCAGGCTTCGAAACATTCTTCAGTTCATTTCCCACATGGCCACAATGAACGTGAAGATGCTCAACAGACTAAACAGCCAAAAGGCTGACTTAGCAGCGTAGCAAACGCATGTCCTAACGTGGACAAATTCGGTTTCCTAGGTCCTCACCTTGAATGACTGTGCACGAAAGCTGGTGGAAGAAACCGCCGCCAGCTTTTTTTTCATCTTCAATAATTCGCAACAATGGAAAACATCAAAACGCCTGACGGAAATTTCAAATTCCGCCTGGATCATCATCATATATCACACCAAAACAAAACCGAAGTGATTGAAATCACAGTGGTTGGTTTTGATTTCATGCTGATTTTCAAAAATCACGGGTTTCTTTATGAGGCATTCGGATTGGAAATCACGGAACCTTCAAATCTGGATTTTAAACATGCATTGAAAAAGATTTTGAAATATAACTATCTGATATACACGCACATAAAATCATCTGAAAGGTCATGATTTCACAAAGAACAATTGATGATGTCTTTGATCAGATGGACATTGTTCAGATGGTTGAACACTGCGGTGTGAAGCTGAAGAAACAGGGAGCCAATTATGTTGGCCTTTCTCCATGGTCAAATGAAAAATCACCTTCTTTTTCTGTTTCGCCATCCAAACGGATTTTCAAGGATTTTTCAAGCGGCAAGGGCGGCAATGGAATCAGCTTTTTGATGCAGCTGCGCGGCATGAACTACCCTGAAGCCATTGAATTTGCGGCGGAAATATTGAACATCACCGTTGAAAAGGATTCATTCGATGATGAAAAGCAATCTGAATTGGTTTCAAAGCGTGACAGAATGCGCCTATTTATCAAGGCCAGCAACAAACAATGGCGCGAACAACTGGGAAAGAATCCGCAAATTCTCGAAGGGCTAAAAGAGAGAGGCGTAAGCGAAGAAGATGTTGTTGAATGGCAGCTTGGCTATAGCCCCGAAGAATGGCAATTCATCACCGACATGGCCACAGAAAGCGCCATGATTGATGAAGGCATTGCAACGGGCATTGTGGGCGAAAAAGCAAAAAAGCGCTTTGACCTATACCGCAATCGAATCACCATTCCAATTGAAGACAATTTTGGAAACATCATCAGTTTTGGCGGGCGCTCACTAGAGGCAAAGCCAATGGCGAAATACATCAACGGAAAGGATTCTGAACTGTACAACAAAAGCAAAGTTCTGTTTGGCTATCACAGGGCCGCAAATGCCATCATGCAGGTTGGGAAAGTGTTTTTAACTGAAGGGTATTTTGATGTTATTTCATTCCACCGCGCAGGCATCACTAACACCGTTGCTTCCTGCGGAACGGCTATCACGCCGGAACAATTGAAGCTTCTAAAAAGAAGCACTGATTGTATTTCACTGGTCATGGACGGTGACAAAGCCGGAATCAAAGCAGCGATGAAGACAATACCAATGGTGCTGGGCGCTGGCCTGACCTGTGAAGTGGTGTTTTTTGAAGATGGCGCAGATCCGGATGATTTTATTCGTGCCGGCGGAAGTGAAGATGAATTGAATGGTCTGTGTCAAAATGCAATATTGTGGTGCATTGAAAAGATGGCTGACGGCGGGAAAGATCCTGTGCTGGTTGAAAAAGCAATTGAAGTGTTTTGTGAACACCTGGTGTTGATCGGTTCTGAAACCACGCGTGAATGGTACATGGACCAATGCGCAAAGCTGTTTTCATTCGTGAAAAAAACGAACCTGAAAAAAGATTTTGAGCGCATCAAAAAAGATATTGAACAGAAGCGCAAAAAACAAGAGGTGCGCAAATCAAGGGCTGTTGATGGCACAGAACGCCAGATGGAAGATGGCGCCATTCCTGTTCCTTCTGGAACAGAGGATTTTTATGATGATTTCGGTTTCTACATCACCAATAAGCAATTCTATTTTTTCACCGCAGATGATAAAGCATTCAGTGTTTCTAATTTCTCAATGACACCGCTTTTTCACATTCATTCAAAGCAAGATGACAGAAGATTGATTCAACTGGAACGAATTGATGGCAGAACAGCGGTGATTGATATTCCATCAACATCACTTGTTTCAATGACTGATTTCAAGAAAGAGTTGATTCAGATTCCTGGAAACTTCATGTTCAGATCAAAATTCACCAATCACCACTTCATGAAGGTTGTGATGTACATCGGCGAAACAATGCCTGTTGTTTACAACCTTTCAACCCTGGGCCAGCAGCCAGAAGGATTTTTTGCCTTCGCTGATGGCATAGTGAAAGAAGGTGTTTTTGAAAAAATTGATGATTTCGGCATTGTTAAACACTTGGATGAATTTGAAGCGGTGGACGGTGAAAAGAAGTCAGAAGATAAAATGTACTACCTGCCGGCATTTTCCAAAATGAACAAGGGCATTCGCGCTGATGAAGACCCTTATGAAAATGAACGGGCGCTTCAATACCGGGAATCGAATGTTTCACTTTCAGAATATTTCACACTCTTTGATTTGACGTTTCGCGAAGAAAAATCAAAACTTGGAATTGCATTTTTGGTGGCCTCTTGTTTTCGGGATCTATTCATTACAAAGCACAATTTCTTTCCCTTGCTTTTTTGCTACGGTGAAAAAGGATCTGGAAAGTCTGAATTTGCGCTGACGCTGCAGAACTTTTTCTTTCACAATCAGCAGCCATACGATTTGAACGCGGGTACAGATGTAGGATTCTATCGAAGAATGGCACGTGTGAAGAACGTGGTGAACTTCTTTGATGAATTCAATGACCAGGTTGATGATAAACGATTTCAATCACTTAAAGGCGCTTGGAATGGTTTAGGGCGTGAAAAGGGTGTCATGTCCAGGGATAACAGAACAGAAACATCAAAGGTCAATAGTGCGCTTTGTTTGTGCGGCCAATACATTTCAGCACGTGATGACAATTCGCTGACCAGTAGAAGCATTCTGATTGAATTCCTTTCCGTTAATCCAGAAGACAGACCAGATTCACAGCGTGATGGATACCAAAAATTGAAGGTGGCACGCGAAGAAGGCGTTTCATCATTGGTTGTTGAAATTCTCAAACACAGACCACGAATCAAAAAGGAACTGAACACAGAGTTTCGAAGGCTTCAAAAGGAATTGCGAACGGCGCTGAAAGGTTCAAAAACAATGGATCGATTGGTTGATAATTATGCCGCACTTCTGACACCACTTTCAATCCTAAAAAAAGAACTGCCACTTCCGTTCACCTTTCAAAGTTTGATGAAAACGGCGCTTGAAAAGATGCGCGAATCAAATGAAGTTATGGTTGATTCTGAAGGCGTTGGATCTTACTGGCAAATTGTTCAGAACCTGGTTGAAACACGTGTGCTGCAACCTGGGCGTGATTACGAAATAAAGAATCAGCACTTGCCACTGAAAATGGATTCGGGGGATGAATACAGAAATACAAAAGGCAGCAAGATGCTTTTCTTCCGTTACCAGCGAATTCATGGCGAATACCTGAAAGAATTTTACAACCAATTCAAAGTGCGTGGAATTGATCAGCAGTCATTGAAAGGCTATCTGAAGGCCCGGCCCTATTTTCTTGGATCCATTAAAAGCCACCGCATGAACAGTGACGTTCGATCATCTGTGTTTGTCATCAACTATGATGAACTGGAAAACACAGGTGTTTTCCTTCATGAACAAGTTTCTTCAGAAGGAAAGCCAGAAGAGGTGAAGCCACCAGAATTGCCCCTGTCTGAAGCTGACAAGGAAGATGACAAAATGCCATTCTAAACAATGACCATGAAAAGAAAAAAAATCACCGCTGTTTCATTGTTTAATGGAATGAGCACCGGACGCCTGGCACTTGAAAACGCAGGGTTCAAAATCAAAAAATACTATTCAAGCGAAATCAAACCGTATGCAATAAAACTTTGTCAGCATCACCATCCGGACACCATTCAGGTTGGTGACGTCACAAAATGGCGCGAATGGGATATTGATTGGAAATCAGTTGATATTTTGCTTTCAGGTTCGCCGTGCCAAGATCTTTCTATTGCTGGAAATGGGGCGGGAATACATGGCGAAAAATCAAAACTTTTTTGGGTGTTTATTGATATTCTTAATCACTGTGAAAAACTGAATCCGCAGGTTCTATTTCTCCAAGAAAATGTTGGTTCAGCATCAAAACTTGATATTGGGATCATGTCACGTGCGCTTGGTGTGTACCCCGTTAGAATAAATTCATCTTTGGTCACAGCACAACTTCGCGATCGGTACTACTGGACCAATGCCCGCACCAAACAAACAATGTTTGATGTGGTGACAGATATTCCGCAGCCAGAAAATAGAAAAATCACCTTCCAATCAATTCTTGTTTCTGGTTTAACCAACCGGACAAAATGTACGGCGCTGGCTGAAAAGCAATCAACTTCTGCGCAATACAAGGATTATCATTCAGAGAAGTTTCAGAAATACGCGAAATCAAGAGACGCAATTGGAATGCTGCCTGTTGTTCTGGAATCAAAAGGGTTGGTTTCCATTGTAGACGGTCAATACAGGGTTCAAACAAATACGGTCAAAGGATATGATGTGTTGACAGAAAATGATTGTTTGAATTTGGCGTTTGCGTCATCTAAAACAAGGCGTGGCAGGGTAACGAAAGGAAAATCACCTTGCCTTTTTAAAGGCAATGAGCCGCTTTACGGAATTTCAGATGGTCATTTAAGACTATTGAACAAGGTTGAACTATGCCGCCTTCAAGGTTTTCCGGATGAATACTGTGATATACTTTCCAGAAATCATTCCGCTTCATTGCTTGGTGATGGTTGGACATTGCCGGTGATCGAACACATTTTTTCATTCTTTAAAATTCAATCATGAGGCCAATTCTTAGATACCACGGCGGGAAATGGCTGCTTGCTCCATGGATCATCAGTCATTTTCCAGAGCACAAAAAATACATTGAACCTTTTGGCGGCGCCGGAAGTGTTTTGATCAGAAAACAGCGCACCAGGGTTGAAATATTCAATGAACTGGATGGTGAAATTGTGAACCTTTTTGCTGTTGCACGTGACCATGGAAATGAACTTTTCGAAAAACTTCAATTGACACCTTTCGCCAGAATGGAATTCGAATTGTCCTACGTGAAAAGTGATGATGCTATTGAACAGGCAAGGCGAACAATAGTTCGTTCGTTCTTTGGTTTTGGTTCTGCATCTGCTTGCGGAAAGCAAACGGGCTTTCGTTCACGAACGGGCGGCCATGGAACAATTGGAACTGTGGATTTCGCCAACTATGCTGATGCATTTCCGGAACTGATCAAAAGGCTGAAAGGCGTTTGCATTGAAAACCAGGACGCAGTGAAAATCATTGAAAAACATGATTGCTTTGATTCGCTTATCTACTGCGATCCGCCGTATCTGAAAGAAACCCGCCACAAGGGTGAAAAAACAAATGAATACCGGTTTGAAATGTCACGCGCTGACCACGTGAAAATGTGTGATGCACTTCTGAAATGCAAAGGAACTGTGATTGTTTCAGGCTATGATAACGCGCTTTATAATAAGAAATTCAAGCGGTGGTTCAAATCAACGAAAAACACCTTTTCTGATGGTGCGAAGCACAGAGAAGAAACCCTTTGGTGCAATCGCAAACTAAATCCGCAACCAACATTGTTCAACCCTTAAAAAAAAATTCATGTTACTTGAAAAATTAAAATCCAAACTGATTGCATTCGGGAATCTTGAAGTGTGCAAAGAAGGTGACGTTTTCACAGTGTTGATCACTGGTGAAGATCTGATTAATCAAAATAAGTATTTACAAATCATGGGATTAGTCAGTGACTATGCTTCTGATAAATACCCGCATGTTGAAATCATGAAAAATGATCGTCATTTTGTCTGCATCATCTTAAAAAAAAGAAATAAATGAAAAATCCAATTTTACATTTGAACTTGAAAACAAAGTGGTTCGACATGATTCAAAGCGGCGATAAAACCGAAGAATACCGTGATAAATCACCGTACTGGAATAGAATTTTTTCTTCTTACATAAAGATAAAAGGAAAGTTTTACCATCCTTCTGATGTTGTTATTTGCTTTTCAAATGGCTATAGGAAAGACCGCCGCCAGATGTTTTTCCAATGCGAACACCTTGCGCATAGAATAGGACTTGAAGAATGGGGCGCGGTTAAAGGTGAGCTTTACAACGTGCTGATTCTAGGCAAAGAGATTCCCCGGAATGAAATTGATCTATAGAATCAGAAATACATTCACCATCCAGACAAAAAAGGCCCGCAGCAATGCGGGCCTTTTTTCATTCATAGGAATCCAATTGTTGATTTTAGGCGTGCATACGAAAACAAGAAAATAAGCATTCAAAAACCAATCTTGGGTATATGTTTGGAAAATACGTCTGTCTGTCTGTCAGAAAAGTATATATATCTATTAATCAATACAATAACTATCTAAAAGCGTCAGAAGCTTGTCAGAAGCTTGTCAGAAGCTTGTCAGAGATGGGGCAATTTCGCCTAAAAGCGTCAGAGAACTATGCCTTTTGTCAGACGTCTTTCCCCGCCTTCAGCATCGGTTTTTTTTTCTTCATGCTTTTTTTTTGAAATCACTCAAAAGGCCAAAATGATTGCATTCCAATTTTAAACACTTCAATCACTTACTGATTAATGTCCTTTAAGATGTAGGCAATGATGCTGAATTTGCTAGTCTAAACCACGGGCAAACCGTACAAACAAAAAATAATTTATATGAAACTCTTTTCAATTTTAATGTGCATACTAGTGTGTTGCACAATTTCCAGTTGCACCGCGTCTGATGAATTTGTTCCACAGGATGAATTCGCACAGATTGTGTTCGATGAAACAGGAATTGAAATCACAGCAGCTGCGATTTCTGAATATATGGTTTTGAATTCTGATGCCTTCGCATCAATCAACAGTTCAACCAGCGCATCTGGATCAATTTGCAACCCGTATTTCAAAGGGTGCTTTGATTCATTGGACTTGCTTGATTTCCTTGGTAATCACGGCAGTGAATTGGAATCACTGAATCCAGAAATGGAACAGGTCACGCCAGCTTTTTACAACTACTACCAGGACAACGCCGATCAGTCATATTTAGACAACCTCACAATCATTGATGGCGTACCAATCAGACTGAGCAACGGAACATTCACCAGAGACACAACCACAATGGTTTTCAATTGGTATGTGAATGAACAGTTGGCGCACCAGGGCTTCGATTTTCCTTGCGATAAAATACCAGATGTTTCACCTTGTGATGGTGTGATTGAAATCGGGCTTGAAATGCAATGGCAGGAACAGACATGGTTCAGAGAATGGCCAGCGTATGTGCAGCTGACTAATTATCCTGACTGTGATATTATAGACCTATGCGGCCAGTGCGTTTTCTATGATTATGATCCAGATTGCGGAATTGCATCTTTTGTTGTTGGCGGAACTTATAAATGGGATTTTAACAATGACAATTTGATAAATATGACTGATTTGATTTTCTTGAATCAGCATTATGGATTGTGCGCAAAAAGCTAATACCGAAGGGGCAAAGCAAATCATTCGATTAAAGAAACGGTGCTGAAACGTCAGCACCGTTTTTTTCAATTTTAATTTCAACATAAATGGCTTCAGAAGATATATTTCAAGGCGCATCAGAAGAACTGAAACTGGTGATCAAAGATCAATCAGGCACTGCGATAAATATCACAGCACTTGATGTTTCATTCACTGTGCTGCTTCTGGAAAAGATGTCAAGCATTGTTGCAAAATGGAAATATCCAACAACCGCAGGTTTTGGCGCAATTGAAGTTTTCAGTGTTCAAACGGGTGAATACATCATCAGATTGAATGCATCACAAACATCATCATTCAAAAGCGGGAATTGCTTGATTGAATTCAAGCTGGTTGAACCAAATGATGACTTCGAAAGCAATCAGCAAGTGACCATTCAAAGGGTTGAATTCGGCAACATCAAAGAAACTTCAATCAACCAGGTATGACCATTGAAGTTGTTATTGAACGTCAGTTGAATGTTGGTGTTGAATTTAACCGGGTTGTGTCTGGTGAAGCGCTTCCGGTTCCATTCACTAATTCTTCCGGATCTTATTCAGGAAATGCGGTACTGCCTGGCCTTGATTTGCCAGACATCACATTGACCTATCCAAACGGCGCACAGATTACTGTGCCATCTGTTGAGGCTTACACTATCCTTTTCCTTGTTTTGTACATCACCAACAGCGCACAAGAACAGCTTGATGAATTGACAGCCTATCCATTCCAGGGGCGAATCGTACTTAACAATATTGAAATATATGAAGTCGATGGTTCAACATCAATTGTTGCGGGCGGCAAAAATCATGTGTGCGCTTTTCCAATGCTTGAAGTTATCAATGCAGATGGTGACACATTAATACAAATAAGCGCATACCCTACTGACGGAAATATAAATTTGCAAAATCAAGCAGTTTCAATTCGCAACAGTCAGAATGATGAAATTGAAGCTGTTGTATATGAAAACAATGCTGTTGTAAATATTGGAAACATCACCATCACAGACAGTGAAGATGTTGAAACAGTAGTTGCAGCAGCCAATGAAATTGAAGTTTCAGCAGGGATTGAAACAGCGGTAACAGAAAACGGCGTTCTTTCAATTACAGTGATTGCAGGCGCTGAACCTTCTGGTTTTTGTTACCATACGCCAATTCCTAGTTTCAACCTTTCTTTTGCTACAGGTGACAGCCATTCAAATTTTCTTGCAGGTAATTTCCGCCGAACAGATCCAGCGGTTCCGGCTACTATTCCAAGAATAAAACACAACGCCACACAAGCGGACGTGCGTTCAACGCCAGCAACAGGAACCACGCTAACGGATGAAATAGGGCCAACTATTCTTGAAGAAGACAATGAACATGGAAACAGATTCAGATTCACTGACACCATTGGAAACCCTTCTGATGCTGCTGTTGGTTCAGATAAACATGCGCACGTAAATTTCAAAGATCACAGTTTCACAGGCGCCATTGCAGAAACATTCATTGATCATCTGACCGGGTTGATGTACACAACTAAATATGCTGATGATGCTGGGAAAGTGAATTTGAATGTTGGAAGTAATGAATGGGAACAGTGGATGGCCTTCATTGATGGTGAGCATCACGGGTTAACTGGATGGATGCCGCTG